CCTGTATGATAGCCTCCAAGCGGACATCATCGTGGGTGAGGTCAACAATGGCGGCGAGTGGATCGGCACCACCATTGCGCTGGTGGCGAAGGATATGCATGCGAAAGGCGAGCGCACGAGCCCGCTGGTGCACTACAAGCAGGTCCACGCCAGCCGGGGCAAACAGACCCGGGCGGAGCCGGTCAGCGCCCTCTTTGAGCGCCACCAGGCCCACCTGGTGGGCGTGTGGCCCGAGCTGGAAGCGCAACTCTGCCTCATTGGTTCTACGTTGATTGCCACCGCACGTGGTTGGCACCGTCTTGAGACCCTTGGTGTTGGCGACCAGGTGTGGACACGACGAGGCTTGCGACCTGTCCTCTGGGCTGGATGTACGCATTCTGCTGCACCGGTCTATCAATTATGTACAGACAGCAACATGAATCTAGTAGCCACGATGTGCCATCCAGTATATCATCATGAACGAGGCGTTTTTGTCCCCATGGGAACATGCAAATATGGTGATATATTGGAGGGATGCCTATGCCGGGGGGATGGCGTTGGGGAGCGCGAGGAGTGGATGGCCCAACAGGACGTCAGGGGCGATATGGCCCTCAGATCGAATGGGACGGACGCTTATGGCACGTCCATGGCCCCCGCGGCTATTATCGACATACCAATGGGGATTTACTTCATCGCGCCATCTGGGCTTTGCATCATGGACCGATCCCTCCCGGCTATGTGGTGCACCACAAAGATGGAAACACCCTCAATAATGACCTCGACAATCTTGAATGCCTCTTGGATGCCGAGCATCGCAAAGAACGGCATGGTATGCCACGCGGAGCCTCTGCAGAAAGCTTTGCGGAGAGGAGCGCACGACGCCGAGCGGAATGGCAACGTAAACAGCCGCGCGAAGTGGTCTGTCAAGAATGCGGAGCAGGCTTTTTTTCCACCTGTACCAGGGCGAAATATTGTTCCAAGCACTGTCGCAGTAAAGTGTATTGGCGTCAAGAAGTTGCGAAAGCCCGAGGCCGTCTATAATCTCACCGTAGCAGACGCCGAGGAGTATTTTGCCAATGGGCTCCTCGTCCATAACTGCACCTGGGTTCCGGGCATGGCCTCGCCGGATCGGCTCGATGCCATGACGTGGGGATACACTGAAGTCCTCTTGGAGCCGGAGCCCAAACGCATCCGGGCCTGGGGGAGATGACGATGGCGACGCTCTTTCGCTGTCATTTACGCATTCAGGCTGGAGGCGGATTACCCTCTACGAAACGGATCTGGTATCTCCTGCAGGGCGGAGGGGCCTCCTATGTGCAGGAAATCTTTATTGAGCGCGCCGCGTGTGAGGCGAATGGACACGCGTTTCATGCGGTGTTGCATTGGGGAGCGACAGGCCCAGCCCCACACTGGTATGGGCACCAACGCCATATGGGCCGTCTCTGGGTAGCCATGGCGCTCTCTGAGATGCTGATGGACTCCTTGAGGGCGAGTCCCTATTACCGGCTGGCCCAGAGCTATGCTTTTGAAGCGCATCGTTTTGTGCTTGTTCCGACCGTGAGGTAGCGCATGGCAGACACGAACGGCACCAACGGCCACCACACCACTCCCTGGGGCCTCCGGACCTTCTCCGCCCTGCTGGACCGCCTCGGCCTGACGTCCTATCGCATGGGCACCATGTACGGCGGCCAGCGCCAGATGGCGGACGTCCTGGGCTACAAGCGCACCCTGTTCTACCGCGATTTCAAAGCCGCGTTTTTGCGCCAAGACCTCGCGCAACGTTTGATGAAGATCTATCCCGAGGCCACCTGGGCGCATCCGCCGACCGTCACCGAGGATAACGAGGACGCCACCGACACGCCCTTTGAAGCCGCCTGGGAGGACCTGGCCGAGCGGCTGCATGTCTATGCCACGCTGCAGCGCGCTGACCTCCTGGCCAATCTGGGCCGCTACTGCGTGCTCTTTGTCGGACTGGCCAACCAGGCGCAGGATCTCAGCCAACCCGCCCGCCCGGTGCGCAGCCCGGAGGACGTCCTCTATCTGGAGCCGTACAGCGAAGAATGGGCGCTCATCAGCGAGCTCCAGGCCAATCCCGGGAGCCCGGACTTCGGGAAGCCCGCCTACTACCAACTCAACTTCAGCCGTGGGGGCGATCTGCTGCAACTCTACGGCGGCCCGACGGTCAGTCTCCCCGTGGCCCAGGTGCGCGTGCATGCCAGCCGGGTGATTCATCTGGCGGCGGACGATTTGCTCGATGACGAGGTGTACGGAGTCCCCTGGATGGAGGCGCTCTACGACCGCTTGCAAGATCTCCTGAAGGTCGTGGGGGGCTCAGCTGAGATGCTCTGGCGTGACGCCAAGCGCAGAATCGCGCTCGAGACACAACCGGATTATGTGGGCAATCCCGCGAATGAGGCCGGCGTGCAGGATCAGGTGGACGAGTATATGCACCAGTTGCGCGACTGGATCGGGGTCGAGGGCGTGAATGTCAAAGAACTGGGCGGCGCCACGCAGGATCCCTCGAAACATTTTGAAATCCTCATTGATATTATTTGCGCCACCCGTCGTATCCCGAAACGGATATTCTTAGGCTCCGAACGCGGCTCCCTGGCCAGCGAGCAAGACGAGCGCAACTGGAAGGAAGCGGTCAGCGCCCGGCAGCAGACGGTGGCTGAGCCGCGCTATATCCGGCCCCTGCTGGACCGGCTGATTGCCCTGCAGGCGCTGCCGACGCCAGCGCAGGACTACCGCGTGGACTGGGGCAACCTGTTAGCCTTATCCGCCAAAGACCAAGCCGCGATTGCTAAAGACTACGCCACGGCGCTGTCCCTCTACGCGGGTCCCGGCATGGGGACGGCCATTGTGCCGCCGGGCGAGTTCCGCGAGACGTTCCTTGGATTGCCCGAAGTCCCTGACGTGCCCGTCGTAGATATGACGCCGGGACCAGCGGAGGCCTAGCCCGTGCCGCTCACGCTGCATCTCACCCATACTCCCAGACTAGACCTCACGGTCTATGCCACGACTGAACCATGGCGCGTCCTGCATGCCCAGGCGGGGAAGTTGGAAGGCCAGTTGCAGACCCTGTGGGACAGCGTGTTCAGCGATCTGCAGGACAGCCTCGACGTCGCCACGCTGGCCCAGGCCCTGGCGCATGGCCCGCTGGCCGCCGAGCATACGGCCTGGTCGGCCTGGCACGCCGTCACCCAGGCGCAGACGCGGGCGCAGCTCCTGGCCCTGTTGCAGGGCGCCGCTGGGAGCATAAGTGAGGCGCTCATGCCCGGGCTCGGGCAACTCCTCCACGCGCCCGCCCCCGGATCGAGTCCGGGGCAGTGGCTGCGCTTCGATGTGCCGACACCGGACATGACGCAGTACATTGACCAGTATGTGGGGCAGCAACTCGTGGACGTGACGCAAACAACGCTCGCCAATATCCGCGGCGTGGTGCGTGACGCCGTGGCCGAGGGCCGGACGGTGCAGCAGACGGCGCGTGCCCTCCGGCCCCTGATTGGTCTGACGCCGCGTCAGACACGCGCGGTGGAGGCCCTGCGCCAAAGGCTGACCGACGAAGGCCAGTCGGCGGCGCAGGTGCAGCGCGAGGTCGAGCTGGCGGCGGCGCGGGGGGTCCGGCTGCGGGCGCAGAACATCGCCCGGACTGAGAGCATGGATGTGGCCAATGAAGCCCAGACCTCGTTACACCAGGAGGCCCAGAATCAGGGATGGTTGCCCGGCGATCAGAAGCGCCAATGGTTGATCACCCCAGACTCGCGGCTTTGTGAGCATTGCCAGGCGATTCCGGGGCAAAATCCGGGCGGGGTGGGGTTGGATGAACCCTTCCAGACCGATAGCGGGCCGATCATGCATCCCCCACTCCATACGTCGTGTAGGTGTACCACAAATTTGGTGATGTAAGGTCTGCAGCGTGCAGGCCGTGATGGTTGACACACAAGGAGCATATCTATGTCTCGCTGGCTCAATGGACTGGGTATGGTTGTCGGCTTCGCAGGGCTCGTCTGCGCGGCGAGCCCGCATTTTATCTCCTCCTCCGCGACCGT